GAAAAAATGTCAAATAGTCAATGTATGTTTTTTATGCCGGTTACTTCTTTTCGTATTGAAAATATAGAAGCATCCTACAAAATATTTTGTATTAAAATTATGGTTGACCATAAAATTATTAATTATGTTGACCAAACCGTGTTAAAACCATTTTGGATACATTCTACTGATGTACGTGACATATATGAAGTATACACAGACACCGTATTTCATTCGATTGCACACGTGGATACTTATAAAAGAAGTGTAATGTTGAATAAATTGTTCAAAAAAGAAATTACATTAGATTCAATTGAAGATAGTGATGAAGAAGAAATAGTTGAACCAAAGCGAATTAAAATGTATTGTAAATGGAATGATATGATGAAAAAATGGGTACCTATTAAAATATAATAATATATTATGAAATTATTGATTTTATCTATTTATTCTCAAAGTAAACAATACGATGAAATGTTGAGTATACAGCGTTCTTATTTACACAAGTTTCCAAATGTAACCACGTATTTTATTGATTTTAGAGAACAATCTAATCCAGTTGAAGTAGAAGGTGATTTTATTTATGTAAAAGGAAAAGATACCTATATAAATATTACCTATAAAACAATAGAAGCTATTGAGTATGCAGTCAAACATCTAACTTTTGATTACATGATTCGAACCAATATGTCAACCGTTATCAATATTCCTGCTTTATTTGCCTATTGTTCAACGTTACGTAAAACAAATCTATATACAGGTGGTAGTATATTAACTTTACATTGGATAGACAAAAAATCTGGAATTAAAGACCAAAACTATTCGGGAACTATGTTTGCATCGGGGACAAGTATTATGATGTCGTATGACGTTGCCTCTTCTATGATAAAACAAAAATCAAAAATAAATTATGATATAGTTGATGATGTTGCTATTGGGTTATTCATGCAAACCTATATGCCATCTGCCTATTATTATAAATGTGCGTTATATTTTATTGTTCGCAAAAATATAAAACCATCTGACATTGATAAAAAATTTGTTTTTTTTCGTAATCGTGCTTATAAAAATAGAGTTGGAGATGTTAAAAATATGAAGCTGATACGTAATGTATTGTACAATAACAGACATACGAAAAAAATTAAGGCTGGTTCAAATAATCCATAAAAAACATGGTTACATGATAAGAAAGTCCAAAGAATATACTTTTTACAATTACACCCAAAGTAGTTAGTTCCCCTGCATGAGCAATCGAGGGAAAAACACGGATAATAAAAGATTGTATAGCAGGCATTTGAAAAATAAAATAAAGAACGGCTAATAAAATAGGCAATTTAAATTCTTCCATCAATCTATCCATTTTACTTTGAGTAGGTGGTTGATAGTGAACAGGCTGTTCTTCAATATATTCTTGTTGTTTCGGAGGAATATAAGTAGGCGTGACTTGAGCATCTGTAGTATGTGATATGGTTTCACGAGGGATGTCTCGTGCAGGAAGTTCAGTTACTTTGTTGGTTGATGTATTATACGGTAGTTCTGAGATAGGAGTGCTCATATTTATACTATATACCTTCTTTTGATTTATTTTACGCAAACATCACTGTTTTTTTATTGGGTCTACATGTAGAATGATGTTGTTCGAAAAGATAACATTTTTCATCGTATTTATATACTTGGTCTTTAATTTTATCTAAAGGTGGTGATTTGAATACAATACATTTTTTATCACTACAAGATTTTCTAAATAAAGTAGAAAGACCAAAGCCTAATATTAAAGAAATGACAATTTTTCCATAAGGTGTTCGAATAAAGTTTTTAAACATAGTATGTGTCTAGATTTTATTGTACTGGTATATTTTTTACGTCATGGTGATTACAATTTACTAATTTGGCAGAAAAATTAAAACATTGGTTTGCATTATCTTTGTATTGAATTTTTTTTACATTTTTAGGAGTTGGATAGACAAATACCGTTTTATGTTCTACAGGGGATATGTAAATAAAAAAACATCCTACTACAAAACTAATCAAAAATAAAACGATATGAATGAGTTGCATATATAGTATGCACAAAAAAAGGGTTGTAACACCCAAATTTAATAAGTTACCTTATTCGTCGCATTCGTCAGCCCAGACAAACTTCTTCTCGGGTAGAACTTCATTTGTTGGTGTAGGGCATTCTACCGTGTCATTTGAGACTACGCGCAATTCGTGTTTTGTTTCTGTTTCTTCATCTTCTGTATCCGAGTCGTCCATGAGTGCAGCGAACACATTCTTGGGTTTTTTGTTCTTTTTCTGCAGAGCAAGTTCTTCGTCTTTCATAGCCTTGAGCATGCGAAGTGTTTCGCGATTCTTCCTCTGTTCCTCTTTTTCGCGCTCCTGTTGCGCTGCAATGTGCGGGTTTGCGGCAAGCCAAGCTTTCTCTTTCTTCACTTTAGCAATGTGTCGTTCGTGTTCGAGACGGGCACGAGCCTTGCGCTGTTCTTCGCGGTTCATGGTTGTATTGGAGTTCATTTTCTGTTAGATGTACATTCTTTACATTTTGATTTCAATTTTTTTAAAAGGATGGTTGGTCGGTAAAAATTTCAGATAGTTTAGGTTTTGTTACTACACCTACATAGTTATCATAAATGTACAACCCTGCTATACTACATACAAATACAATGATGGATTCTTTTACATCAGGTTTAGGATTTTCTTTGTAGGTAAGCGCATATTTGATAATGCTAAAAAGAGCACTAATGATAGACGATACTACAACATAATTATGCATATTGTATTTTAAGAATAAAACTATTCTAAACAAACGATTATTTTAATTCTTCAAAATCTAAATGAATAGGAGGTTCAATCACTTCTAACGGAATTGTATCAATCGCGATTGGGGTTGCATCATCTACAAATTTTATTTTATCTTCATCCTCTTCTGCTTCCATTGCTTTACGTTCTTTGTTTCGAATTTCAGCAATTTGTTCCAAGGTTTTTTCATCTTTGGGTGCATGAATCGTTTCGTGTTGGTTGTCTACCGTGATAGCCATGTCATTATCTGAAAAACTTAAATTTTTCTTTTCTTCTTTTACTTCAGGTTTGACTTCTACCTTTTCTTTTATTTTTTCTTCTTTCAACAAATCGGTAGTTTCATCTAAATAGGCTCTCAATAATTTATCCACTGGAATACTATCACGAACTGCATTTAAAATAGCTTCCTTAATACATTTGATAATTTCATTTCTGTTTTGTTGAAAGACCAAGGGTTGAACATCTTTGTTAAATAAATAAACATTGGAATACAAGTCACGTGCAATGTGAATATAGACGGTATGAATAAAAGTGTTTAATTTCGGTATATCAATTTCTACTTTTTTCTGCATTTTACTCGTGCGAACTGTAGACAAAATTTTCAAATGTGTAATATGAACACATGTTAACAAATCTTCTAAATAAGTACATTTACTTTTTTCAATAATGCGTGTTACTTCTTTGGATATAATGTCATCGTTCCATTTGGGAACACGAGACAAAAAGTTTTGAAATGTCATTAAATATTTCTCAGGTTCTTCTGATTGGATACATAGAGCATCTGCTTCTTTGAACATTGTCATAATTCCATCGTAAATAGGGGTATGAATAAGCCGAACTAACCTTACTGCCCATTCATGTTGCGATTCGTTGAGATTCACTATATTGGTATCGTCCATGGATTATATAAATAAATTAACAGATATTTCTGTACGAAATACATAAAAATAGAGTAATACATACAATAATAACATTTCATTACGAAATTCACGTTTTATTTTAGAATAATACATTAACCATTTGTATTTTTGTGTACTACATTCTTGTAGTACATAATTTTCTAAATCAATAGCAGAAAATGCGTTTTCATACATAAGTGTGGCTGTTTGCATAATGGTATCTGAATTTAATTCATTCATTATCTTTACAAATTCAGGATTTGCTACACTACTTTTTTTAGGAGAAGAGATATAAATTTCAGAAAATCTAGATAAAATTGGTTTCAACAATTTGAATTTATCATCCGTCACAATAAAAAAACGTGTATTAAAATTAAACTGTTCAATACATCGACGTAAAGCAGATTGAGCATCTACCGTTAATTTTTCAGCATTGAACAAAACAATCGATTTAAATTGTCCATGAATGTTCGTTTTTGCAAAATGTTTCAACTCTTCGCGTATAAATCGTATTCCTTTTCCAAATGCACAATTGATGAACATGACATACTGTTGAATATCTTCTTTCGAATTATAAATTTTGTGAATAAAATCAATCAACAACTTTTTTTTACCTGAACCTGCTTCCCCATGAAAAATAATATTGGGAATACGTTTAGATTGTATAAAAAAATCAAGTTTATCTTGCATATACTCTATAAGAATGCACGTATTTAAGTATAGATTCGCGGTACAATATTCATCGTATTTAATTCTTGAAATAACAATTTACATGCATACGGTATTTTGACTTGAATAAAGTCAGTTCTATTGCTACATGTTTTACAAATATGAATGTGTAATTTTTCATTGTATACTGCAACTAGTCCACACATTTTACATACATGTACTTTATATTTATCCGATACATCATACACACGTTCTTTGGTAAATTTGCTTGCACCATGGGATATCATACAATCACGTTCCATTTCACCAAATCGTAGACCACCATCCCGTGCCCTACCTTCAGCAGGTTGGCGTGTCAAATTCACCATAGGTCCAATCGAACGGCTATGCTGTTTATCCACCACCATGTGTTTCAACCGTTGATAAAAGGCAGGACCAATAAATATATTAGATTCAATTTGTTTGCCACTAATACCGTCATACATGAGTTCATTTCCATGTGATTCATAATTTAACTTTTGCAACCGTTTCGATATCTCTTCCGATGAAAATTCATCTGTAAACGATGTTCCATCTCCAAACATTCCCAATTCTAACAACACTTTTCCTAACAATGTTTCAATCAGTTGTCCTACGGTCATGCGAGATGGAATGGCATGAGGATTAATAATAATGTCTGGTTTTAATCCGGATTCAGTAAAGGGCATGTTCACTTCGGGAATAATGTTTCCAATGGTTCCTTTCTGTCCGTGCCGCGAACTAAATTTGTCTCCAATTTCAGGTTCCCTAAAATGTCGAACACGACCTTTCCAACATTCATACCCGTCACCGTTGATACCTCGATAAATTTTATCCATATAACAGTTATCTTCTCTGTAAAATTTGCTCATATCTTTGAATTTATAGACTACGTTCGGGTCATTTTTTGCACCTTTGATAGGACACTTTTTACCCATAATTACATCCATGGGTTCAATTTTTGTATTTTCAAGCATAATCCCTTCTGAATTCAATTTCGAATAATTGGCAAATTTCATACCTGTTGTGTTGGCGGGGTCTGGATTGCAACGTATTTCATCATCTCCGTGCATCTTTTTATCTTCATCTTTTTCAGTATGAAATACAGTCGTTGAGAATAATCCCCGGTGTATAGACCCTTCGTTGAATATAATACTATCTTCTTGGTTGTACCCGGTGTTGGTCATAATGGCGACAATCACTGTTGTACCCGATGGAAGTTCGCTCATTTTAAGTAATTTCATAATACGCGTATCTACTAACGCTCGGTGTGGATAAGTAAGAACATAGGCATTTTTATCCATACGTGTATGATAATTGGTACCGTACACACCAATCGCTTGTTTCGCCATCGCACATTGGTATGTGTTACGAGGAGCTTGGTTATGGTCTGGGAACGGACTACAGGATGCAAGTACTCCAAAGATGGTACTTGCATGAAGTTCGCAATGAGTATATTTGTATTCTTTTTTCATTTTGGAAACAGACATGGCAATCATCGATGCGTTCTGTTCATCAGGGTCAATGTATTCAATAATGGATTCGGTAGTTGAATTGACAATTAATTTTTCCCATATTGGTTTTTTGGGTAGAGGCATCAATGCATTGTCGCGCACTTTGTAGACAGGTCGAACCAACCGTCCTGCATCGTTGCATACACGCAATTCGTTCATGGTATAATCAAACACAATGGACGTATAAATGTTAATGATAGATGCATACTTTTTTTCTTTTAAATCCAAATAGATGGGATAAGGATTGCTGGTTACACCTACCCAGCAACCATTAATGAATACTTTGGTTGTTTTGTCAGTTACTTTATCCAGTGAATCAATTTGTGGTAGTATAATATCATATAAAGATGAACTGTCCGAAATAATCGTAATATGAGTCATGACACTTAAATTTTTTACAACACCAACCGTAGGACCTTCCGGAGTTTCTACAGGACACAGAAATCCCCAACTAGAAGGAGCTAATTTACGTGGAGGAACCATTTTTCCACTTTTTTCAACTGGAGTGTTGATACGTCTCAAATGACTTAGAATAGAAGCGTAGGTCATTCGGTTCAACACTTGTGCAACCCCAACCCGAACATTAATCTTATTGATTCCAAAATCACCGGTAGAAAGTGCACGTTTAATACCGTTTTCAATTGTTGTAGATTTGATACTTTTGTACACATTGGTATAATTTAAAATTTGGGTGTAATTGTCGGTAGATTTCCAAGAACCATTTTTCATTTCACGAATAATTTGTTTCGACATATCTTTCACCAATTTATTGAAATAATTACGGAATAAATTGTTCAACAATGTACCTGTTAAATCAATACGTTTATTCAAATACGAATCACGGTCGTCGCATTTAGATGCACCCGTAGTGCACAGTAAAAGCTTTTTAGTCATGTACCCCAAAAAGTAAATTTGTTGTTCTTTTGTTCTGCAATGGGAAAATAAATCTGATTTTAATACTTCTACTGTAAATTCGCGCTTTTTCAAATTACCATAGGCAACATCCATATTCAAAGGAGTATACATGGCATGGGATGTAATATATAGAATAGCATCTTCTTGGGTCAAACATTCGTTTGCTTCACAAATAGACCCTTTTAATATATCCAACAAGTTTTTATCTAATGTTATCAGTATTTTTCGACAAATTTCCAAGTCCGATAAAACACCTAGTGCACGAAATACAATAAACAACGGAATAGGTTTTTTAATACGAGGAATATTGACTTGGATAATATGTTCATTTTGTGTATTCGTAGTAATCAACATGCTAATTTGTTTGGGAGAAATACGTTTATGGTCAGGTGATGTTTTAATTTCCGCTTGATAAATATATTTGCTCGTATTGTTGATAGGTGGGAAAATATACACTTTATTCTCACGAGCTCGTTCTTGAGCAAGTACAGTTTTTTCAGAACCGTTGATAATAAAATACCCTCCAGGGTCATATTTACATTCATCGGTATCATGATGGTTCAAATGAGCATATTGGTTTAATATGCATGCATTTGACCGTAACATAATAGGCAATTTACCAATATGAATTTGGTTTAAAATTGTATTGAAATATTGTACATCTTCAAGCTCAGGACCAGTACGTACAATATATTGGATGTGTAAATCAACTGTTGTGTTTCCAGAATAAGTGAAATTTCGGATTCTTGCTTCTTGAGGAAACATGAGTTTAGTAGCACCATTATTTTCAATAATTTGAGGACGATGCAACTGGAAATTTTTGAAATGTATTTTAGCCTCTAATGTATATTTTTTGAGTTCAGGATGCAAACAATGTTCAGGACGAATAATCATTGGATTGAACATTTCAATCGTTTGCGGAATTTGATTCGTAATAAAATCATTGAACGATTCGATTTGGTGACGTACTAATTGTGCCAAATGCCTATCCTGAAAATATGAACCGATAATAGGCCAGGAATCCATTGTACTATTATCCATTCTACTTTTATAATTCAATTTAATCTTTAAATATTTTAAATCGTTAGTATATGAGAAAATCATTACGAAATAAAAAAACAAAATCAAAATCGAGAAAAAGACATAGAGGAGGTTCTTATTATTCTTACAACAAAAATCCATTACGGTTTACAAGTTATTCAACCCAAATAGGTGGTAAAATGCCTACCTTGAATACAAGGGATACATTATTACCACAAGGAGTTGTTAATCTAGGAAGAAATTTTATGTTTAATTCATCCAGCAATGCTTTGAATGGTTATTATCCTCTAGTCAATCCAGACCCAACGGTTCAACCTATTTCTAAAAGTTTTATGTTATTGTAATTAAAATATAGTATTTTAGTATGTTTAAGGAATTATGCCCACCTGCTAAATTTTATTTTATCATAGCATCCATCTCTTACATTTTAATGTTATTTCAAAATATAAATTGTAATGGAAGATTTTATTTAGGAAGTTATTCTTGCCCACAAAACACATCAGTTATACTTCTTGCAAATGCGTTGTATATTGCATTATGGACATGGATTCTTAACTTAATTTGTACGGTGAATAAAAATATTAGTTGGATTATTGTTCTTTTTCCTTTTATTTTATTATTTATTGGTTTAGGCATTGTATTAATTGATGGTATGCAAAAAGAATCGTTTTGCTTAGGATGTGGTGCAGCTGATGTATCTCAAGCAACGTTGAATGTATTACCACAGTATGGACAATATCCTAAAAACAAATAATTCGTATGGCAACACTTCATCCAGATTATACTAGTGGTTCTTTAAAGCGAACTAGTTTACAGGAATATGGAATGACCGGTGTTTCCATTCCAAATGTAGTGAGTATATAATCCCATATTTGCCAGGAGGTAATCTATTAAGGATAAAACAAAACGTAATCGCAGAAAATGTAGACGTCGTTCATTATTTTTATGTGTTTAAATCATCATATAAAAATAATAGAATTTATTAATGAATGTTGCATTGATAACCGGAATTACAGGTCAAGATGGGTCTTATTTAGCAGAATTATTGTTAGAAAAAAAATATAATGTATGGGGAATCATTCGGCGTTCTTCTAATATTAATACAGAGAGAATTAATTCTATATTAGATAAATTAACATTACGATATGGAGATTTATCTGACAGTGTAAATTTATTAAACATTTTGAACGAAATAAAAAATACATATACAAATATCAATCGCTTAGAAATTTATAATTTAGGAGCAATGAGTCATGTTAAAGTCTCTTTTGATATGCCAGAATATACAGGGGATGTAGATGGAATTGGTGTATTGCGATTATTAGAAGCGTCCCGTAATTGTGGAATCCCTTTAGACAAAATTCGTTTTTATCAAGCATCTACTTCAGAATTATACGGTAAAGTAGTTGAAGTTCCCCAAAAAGAAACTACACCATTTTATCCTAGGTCGCCTTATGGTGTTGCCAAATTATATGGATATTGGATTGTTAAAAATTATCGAGAAGCCTACGGAATGTACGCTTGTTCTGGTATTCTTTTCAATCATGAAAGTCCGCGGCGCGGACACAATTTCGTTACACGAAAAATTACAATTGGATTGAATAAAATAATCAAAGGTATAGAGGATAAACTGGTTCTAGGAAATATTAATTCGTTTCGAGATTGGGGGCATGCCAAAGATTATGTAGAAGGAATGTGGCTTATATTGCAACATGAAACACCAGATGATTATGTTCTTTCTACCAATGAATACCATAGCGTAAAAGAATTCGTAGAAAAGTCATTTGCTTTAAAAGGATTCACTATAAAATGGAAAGGGGAAGGGATACATGAAATTGGATATGATGACTCCACTGGGAAAGAACTTATTTTTATTTCTGAAAAATACTTTAGACCAGCTGAAGTAGAAGAATTATTGGGCGATTCCACTAAAGCTAGAACAGAACTTGGTTGGAAATGCAAGTATTCGTTTGATGATTTAGTAAAAGAAATGGTTGATAGTGACTGTATTTAAATTCTCTACCTTAAAAAACAAGATTTAATTTTTTTTCTATATTAAGAATATGGCAAAGAATATTATTAAGCAAGAAGATGGAATGTATCATGTAAATGGTAAATCTTTCAAGAAATTGATTGGAACACGCGCAGAAGTCATGCATGGAACCGCGTACAAAACTTCTGGTAAATTAACCAAAGCTCAGTTAGTTTATTCTAAATCAGGAAGAATTGTATCTAGAAGTAAACAGCTTACTGCAAAAAGTGAAAAACGTTTACAAAAATACGGTTACACGGCTAAAAAGGGTCACTTTGGACCTGTTAAAATAAGTGAAATCAAAGTAGCTAGAAAAAGCCGCAAAAAGAGCCGTAAAAATAAAAAATGTGTATAAGTTCTTTTGATGTTGGGTTCCTAATCCAAAATCAAAATAAATACGAGGAATAGTTTCAACATTAAAAATAGTGTCAATGATGTTGCTCTTATACAAAACCCATAAACATCTTTTTCATAAAGTAAGAGATATGGCAAACTATTTCATTTATTCATTTAAACATAAACTATAGTGTTAACTATGGAAGCACCTCCAACTTATCAAGAATTACTTACTGAACTTAACCATGAAAAAGACCGTACTTATAAATTAGAAATACAAATGAAAGAATTAAAACAACAACTAGAACTATTAAAAGAAGAATTGAATAAAGTTAATTATGCCTATACTAAAGCAAAAAAAAATGAAGTATTGTTGACATCTGTGTTACAAAGTAAAATTTAATAGTAGTTAGGAGGAGGAGGAGGTTTGCATGCCAACGATTTATATTGAACAGGGTCAGGTTTAGCTGCCGATGTTCCCGTATTGAACTGACTTTTAGCACGACCAACACCACCCAATTGATTCATGCAAAAGACATATTGGCGCGATTTGTTTTGACCGTTGGCATTAATCTGAACCGCTCTATCTGCCCAATTGTCTAACCCTACTAATGATACTAAACCTTGTTTTTTGTTACCACCATAGCTGTTACCGTTTACACTAACACCTGCATTTTTCAAAGAGCAAGCAAGACCTGCACCCATAACTTTAGAACGACTAGACATTATAAAATAGGTATATAAAAAAATTTTAAAAGAATAAGTATGAAATTATTGCTAAACTTACAAAACGAACGAATCTCGTTATTACCTTTTATCAATTTTCATTTATGGGAATTAATGTATGAATTAAATCGTGACATCATTCAACACTACCACTGTATTCAAAAAACAGAGACCACCATGGAATACATTTTTCAATTTGTTCCTTTTTCTTTTTTTCCTTCTTTCTATACACACATGTTGATTCGTAAAGAAGATAATGGTTACAGTATTCATTCGGTTAAAACCCCCGACCATTTGAAACCTGCAAATTGTATTCAACTTGAAACATTGAACGATACTGTAGTTATTTTAGGGAATGACCACAACTTGTCGGTTGAATTTAACTTTGATTTACCCGAAGAATCTTCGTTGCTTGAACCTGCAATGAAACATATGTTCAAAAAAATAGTAAAACGATTGAAACTATACATTGAAGCTTTATAAAAATGGATTCTCCGTAGTTGGTTCAAGATTGTCGTCATTTTCTTTATACATTGTCTCTACACCGTCATGAGACATGGTGCAAACATACTTCTCATCAGTTACCATATTATGGTGATACTTGGTCAAATACTCGTCTAGGTTGGTTGGTTTTTTAGGGCGAATGTACAAGATTCCTTCCCTCGTTTGAAGAAATCCGTACTGATGTGTCTCGAGTGATTCCATGTACTTGGTAGGGAGAGGTTCTTTGAAATAAACGGTGTAGTGATGGTTGTCATGGGTAATTTTGTATTCTACGATAGTGACGTCTATCTTAAAATACTTTTTAAACCGTTCTGCAACGACTTTGGGAGGAATATAGTGGTTGTCCGATGTCATATAGAGAGAAGTAGCCATAGTGTACTATAGTTATTATTTACAATAATATTCAATTTTAAAAAAATGCAAGATTAAAATACAAACGGGTTTTCAGATATTGGGATGTGTTTATGTGTTCGTTTGTTTTCTATGTAGCATGTAGAATCTTCATTATTCAATAATCTATAATATTTGTCGCCGGTTGCAACAACATACCTGCATTGTGTGATGAACTGTTCCGACTGAATTGTGTTGGGGTTGGCAAGATAGAGGTGTAACATCCTATTTGGTTCGGGCCAGAAACGGTATTCTCCGTGTTCCCAAAAAACGTTCAACATGTTCTCGGGAAGAACATGTGCAAATTGAACAATGTAAATATCTCTAATATCATAAGTAGTTTTTTCTTCAATAGCAACTACTTCTGTTTTAAAGTGTTTAGATAGATAATAGGCTATATCAGGTAATTCCATTGAATATTCTGCAGTGATGTAGAGTGACGATGGCATGATGTCTATTGGTTTTATGTATAATTCTACAATTCAATTTTTTAGAAAAAAAATATACCTAAGAGCAGAGAAAGTTAGATAAACATGCAACTACAAAACTTACCTTGTAGCGAAGCCCATTAGACGAAGAGCGCGCGGCAGATGTCCATCTCCAGATGTGTTTTCATGTAGCGCTTTGATTTTATTTTTTTGATTGGTGCCCATGGTGCTTGGTCCTCAGTGGCTTCTTCGTCGGAGTTGTCAAAGATGCCCTCGACGCTTTGGATGGCGAATGGCGCGCCGTACTCGATTGGTGCTGTTGCAGAAATAGTTGTGTTGGTTGAGTCGAACGAGAAGTCGTCCTCCATTTCGACTTCTTGAATTTCGAATGGGTTTTCAACACTTACCACCCAATCGGCCGCTTCTTGGTCGTAGATGAACACCGTGTTAGGGTTTTTAAAATAGCGATGGTACGAACCTTGGTTGTTGACGATGAATTGCACGATAGTGTCGACTGTGTTGGGGTCGAGTCCTTTCGAGTTGTCCAACGCCACTTGAATATCGCCGCCACGAGTACGAAGAGGGTGTTGTCCGGATTCGAGTATGTTGAGGATTCGTTGAGAGAGCGCATTCTTGAAGTGGACGAAGTAGTATGAAGAGTTGGATGTCGCTGACATGACGTAATCGACACGCGCTACCTCACATTTCGTCCATGCAGCTAGGCATTCGGAAATGGCCGACGGCGGCACAGATAGGTTGTAGGCGAAAACGAAGAGAGAGTAGTTGCTAGCCATGTTTGAAGGTTGGTTAACCGAATACATTTACTATATTTTAAAAATCATTTCAATTTTTTTTAGAAATATCCGTTGGAATTTAATCTAATAAGACTAGTATGCTAAAGTATATACTTTTATCGGTTTGTTTACTTTATTTTTTTTTGCAATTTCAAATCGATAAACTACGCGACCCTAACCAACCCAATAAACGCAAAGACTATACATCACGAATTCAAAAAATAAAAGACTCTGTTAAATCTTAGTTTTTCGGTATGGATAATCACATGATTCATATGAAGCATGGTTTATAATGCTCCATAATTTAACTTGTTGTTCTTTGTGATTATACCATATAATAGTATCTTTTTTGTATTGCCATTCATGATTTATATCATAAAGTGGTGGAGCATGTGTTAGAATAATATAATGGGGTTTACGATACAATACTATGGGTAATTGATGTAGTGTATCTTTTGTAATATTGGTTTCGGTATGTATATAATAGGAATGGTTGGTTCCTTCGTATATTTTATGGATGGTTTGATTTAAAAAAGGGGACACTATTTGTTTTAAATCAAAACTGTGTAGTGCTAAAGTAGATAGTACAAGTAAGGAACGAACCATTTTTATATTCTAAACTATATAAACTAATCTCAATTTTAATCAAACTAAACGTATAAAATAAAATGTACTAAAATATTATGTCGGTAATTGATTTGTATTCTGTAGAAACTAAATTTAATGAAAAACGAAAAGAATATATTTCCTTGATGGATTCAATTCAATATTCATGTTTAGGGAAAGAAAAAACAAGTGTTGAATGTTTGAAAGCTGCAAAATTAAATGCAGAAATGCAATCTTGTTTAATAGAAATGTCTACGTTGACTAAAATTCCACATGGTCAAAACAATAAAGAATTAAAACAACACCAATTAGAATTATTACAATTATCCGATAAATTAGAACATGATTTACAAAATATAATGAAAGATAAAGCATTGCATGAAGATTCTACTGTTTTTCAAGAACAAAATAGATTGCATGCGTTGTCATGGGGATTTATGGCAGTATTAATTACGGCATTGGTTATTTATCAATATAAAAAAATATAAAAGTATAATAATATGGATAAAATTATATCGTATACAGATAATATTAAAAAATACGTAAGTGGAAAAGAATATTCTGGAAAAAACATACAAACAACTGATGGTAAAATTGCTTATATAACAGAGACAGGTATAGCAAAACCTTATAATTCAGCCAATAGTTTGTCAAATGGAAATGGTTGTACCAACGAATTACAACAAATTGGCTCTGCTTGGGGAGATATGGGAATTCCGGTAGGTTCGTTGATGGTAGATGGTCAATCATGTGGCAACGAAACTACCTATGTACAAACATTGCCACCTGATGTTAATTTTGATTGGCAATATTTTAGGCAAGCACATCCAGAATTGAATATACAATCAGAACAACAAGCATACACGATGTGGGAAATAGAAAATATAGAAAAACAAGGATTATTGCCAAATCCACATTTTTTGACAGATATGGCAAATGTAGGAAAAATAGGATATATAGATATAAATACTACGCTTCATCCAGTTGAACCAACCTCTTTCAAACATTCCGGTGAATATAAAATATTTAATTCAACTCCTGCTATAGGAGCAAATATGCAAGACTGTATTGTTCCACCTCCTTCCGTTAAATATGGTGCTCAACTAGTTATAAAATATCAAAATCAATATGGCTCTGTAAATTCAGCTTCACTTCTTGAATTTGGTAATGATAGAACAACTTTATATTTACGACCACCTCCAGATTTTTCAACACAGTTAGATGGAAAACCTATATCCTATGGTAGTACAGTTAATATTTCAGCAACTTCTTCAAATGCATCTGTACCAGATTGTGGATGGTATGGATGTAAAGTAGGATTCGTAAACAATAGCACAACTTTATTATCGTTTTATCCTGGAGGTGAAAATCCTACACAATTTAGAATTGATGTTGTCCCTGGAACAAACTATCAATATGGTACAGAACTAAAATATGGAAACCCATTTTTATTAACAGCAATTATTGAATTCGAATGGTCAAAACAAGCAAATATAAATTATGCTGGCAATGATATCAATCAATCCATACCACAACCTCCCAAATGGAGTTTTTGGAGAGGTTGGGTCAATCAACCGAGTCAATCGAGACCAGTTTCAATCAAACCACTTGCGGAATGTCAAAATTTATGCGCATCTACTGAAGGTTGTGTAGGTATAGTAACAGATACTGCAGGCCAAAACCAGTGTTATTTAAAAAATAAATTTTCTGTTGCAGGTAACACACCAATTTTTAATACATATATGTTATCTTCTGCAGCAAATGCGGTTCAAGAAATTCCGAATAAGTCATGGAGTGAACAAGCACTTACTGATTATGGTGGTAATGATATCAGTCATACCATTAAATCACTTGACGATTGTAAAACGTCGTGTGCAGCTACAATAGGATGCGAAGGTATAGTAACTGATAATTCAGGACAAAACCATTGTTGGTTAAAAAATAAATTTGGTAATGCAAATCAAAATAAAGATAGAAACACCTACATGTTATCCGTTCCAGTACAAATACCACCCTTTGAAAAAACAACTACACAAGAATCTGTCATAGGATGTGTGTATTATAAATATCTGTCATTTAAAAATGGAGTCTATGGAAGTGAAAATGTATTTACATTTGAATCGGTTACTGAACCAGTTTATATTCCTAAATGTAATCCAACTGAATTACAACAAAAATGTAGTATGGATGCTAACTGTAGTGGATTTATACATTCTGCCGTAGATAATACATGGCAAAAAATACCAACTAATTCAACTCCTGAGATGTTTAAAGTAACAAACCCTCTCAACCCACCTAACATTTATGTAAAAGATATGTCAGTCGATAACAGTGAAGTAAAGTTTATTGATTCAACTATGTATTCCCACTATCCGAAGGATAATAATTTTGCAAACATTAATGGTAATCCTTGTGATATAGTTGATTGTAGTGAAATACAATCAAAACAACAACAATACAACCAAGCTAATCAAACAGCAGCACAATACGGTGAAGAAATGGTTAAAAATAACCCAAACATAATACCATATATAAAAAAATCAAAAAATATGTATACTCATTTGAACACAAAAACGAAAGAGTACAAAAATTTATTACACGCGATTAAACGAGAAAAAAATAATTATAATAATACGAACGAACAACAAAAAACAGATTTAGATATTATGCAAAATTCAAATAAAATACACGTATTTTTGTGGGGATTATCTTCGATTATTGTTATTTCTATGGTAGTTATGATAAAAAATAAACAATAATAAAGTAATCTTATTTATTTACTCTATGTCAGACTCTCGTATTTTATTTTCACTTTTTTATTATAAAATACGAACAGAAATTACATTGTATTTGCAAACAAATCCTGAGAAAGAAGATTATTTACTTTTTATTCAAAAAGTAGCAAAACTATTTGAAGATAAATATTCAAGTAATCAAAAAGTATTTTTGATGAACAGTATATCCAATGATTTGGTTGTGTATTTAGATATGGTTGAATTTATCAAAGAAAAACAAAAACCATTTATGCCGGGAAATTTGGATGCAACTAACGTTGTAAATATATTTAATCGGTTTTATTATATGTATGCAATGAGTACCATGACAAATAATTGTATTTTTTCTTCTGATATTTCAAACATTATTCATTCTTACCTTGAGAGTAGTTAATTTTTTTAGTTTCTTCTATGGTAGGGTCAATGGCCACGTTGGTTAAAATTGAAAGGTCACCATTCAAATTTTCTTCGGTTAGTTCTTCATCTACTACCGTAGGTATTTCTTCTTCTTTTTCTTCTCGGTCAATAGCACCACCTGCTAACGTTCCAATTTCAGCATCGTTGTATACTCTATAAGCAGGTGAATCTTCTTCTTTTTCTTCTTTTTCTTCTTCTTTTTCTATTTTCTTTTCTTCTATATGTTTTTCATAAAGTTGTTTATCTTTCATGAGTTGAATATCTTGTTCCATTTGTTTTTGTTTTTCTTTTAATTCTAAACTATCCCACTCATCCGAGGTAGATAAATGTTTATACGATTCTTGGTAATAAAAGATGTTTTCATCGGTAGGATGTTTAAACATGATATGAAATAAATCATTCACGTTAGACCGTGGAGTTAAATCAACTACAATATGATGTACATTAGGTTTTACTTCTTTGTAATGACTTGTTTTAAATTGCAAAGAATTTACACCATTTATTTTCCAAATTTGACGGTCTACGCAAATATTTTCCCACTTGTGTAATTCTATTTTACTTTCTTTTAGTTGTTTATCTTCTTTCTTCAATTTCTTCACATCATTGGTAGTTTCAAGTTCGTAACCAGGAGTTCCTTCTGATTTATCTGGACGATGTACGGGAACAATATCACTGATATGAATACGAAATGCTAGCGCATCATCTTCTCCTCCCCATCCATAAAAATTGTTAGGAAATCCGTTGATTTGTTGAAATGCCTTTTTAGAAAAGCGAATGATACGACCAAAGGGTGGGTTGTATTCCATATCTTTGACCAAATTACCCAAATGCAAAATTCGATAATCGTCGCATCTACCATAATAGCGGTTTACAATTTCAGATGGCATAATAATATCTACATCGTGAAAAATAAACGTGTCAATCAATGGCATGTGTTCTGTCGCGTACAAGTATCCTGCATTAAGGATTGCACCTCGATTGAATTTTCGATTATCATTGCTTTGTTCTACCACTAACAGTTGCAAGTTGGGTAAAACAGAATAATGCGCTATAAATTGTTCCAATTGTTTTCCTCTTCCTTGGTCGCCTTGGTCTCTAAAGGGAACAATAATCAATGTTTTGGATAAATCACAATCCTCTTCTTGTTTTACATCTTCTTTGAACGCTGGAAAATTGTTTCGTATGGTATAGTCTCGGTAGAGTTTATCAATGTTTTCTTCATGGTTTTTCAACACAAATTTAGCATTTTCTGATTTTGCTAAGGTGTTGGATACACCATTCAACACATCGGACATGTAATCGTATACAAATTCGTCTGTAAAATATTGTTTGAAAAACGCTTGTCCATTTTTGGCAATTTGTTCGCATTCAGCGTCATGGGCTAAACACCATTCAATTGTTGTTTCCAAATTAGACATTTTTTCATCAATGGTCAAACAATGAAATTCACTTGTATCTATCGTTTCTTTATTTTTTTCGGTGATGGGTTCTGTTTTCATAAATTCTTCAAACCATAATGAGTATGGACATTTAATATTCACCACACAACATCCGTATTTTAGTAATCCTCCGAAACGGTAAGCAGCAGAGTTACCTTGAATGTTGAAAATGAATTTATTGCGAACTTGCAACGCCATGGGTACTTGAGCATTGGGAATAGTACGAGAAGGAATAAACGATAATACAGGTTGTTCCACACCTCCTATTTTTACCAATTTGGTTTTGATACGTTTGGTAATTCTGGTAATCTTTACATCCATATAATCGTAAAATTTGAATTCAGCATCATTGCATTTGTTTTCTAATTTAATACGAGGATTGGTATCTTCGTCTACGCCACATCCAGTGGATTGACCTCTCCATACAAATTTTTGAGCTCTATCTTTCCAAGCAGGTAAGGTTGACAATTCAATCATGTCCGCACTGTTTACACAACGAACTCTATCGCGAGGGTTGTCTGGAGTGTAAGAATACGTTGCAAAAAATTTAGCCGATGTATTTCTAGAAATAAGATTTAAATCATCACCAGTTGGGATAGGAACATCTGCGAAATCTTTATGAGTACATTGAGATAACACTGGAATAAATTGGTTGCCTTGATACGGAGGTAAAAGCATGGTATTTTTGAATAAGTCAGTGAACGGCTCTTTCCATTGTTTGTGCAAATGAGGGAAATCTTTGCGGTTCAGCATGAAAATACAATCGTTGACTACACGTTGATTGCACGTATTTACCAACATATCATAAATGTCGGACAAATAGTTATCGGTAGGATTTCTATCGTCTTTTTCAGTACGAATTAAACAATTGTTGGCATACCATTGGTTAGGTGGTTTGTGTTGTTTGATTTTAGTGGAATCTAAAAATTTCTTCAATTCGTCAGGATTACTGCTGATGGGTACAAACTCGCCTTTTTCCGTTTCTACATGTAATTTATCTGAAAAAGTGTTGGTATAATTGGTGTTGTACAATAAATTAAAATTCACAACTTTATTGTCTTTGATTCTTACAAAAATACCAGTTTTTATGTATTGAAACATGTAATTCACGGTTACATGAGCTGGATGGGTTTCCAACAATTCATCTTTTTTCTGTAACTGTAACTCAAACCCTTGTTTACTTGTTGAATTGTAATTATCTACACCACCTTTGGAGTTATCGAAACTGTAAATTCCTAAATTTAATTTATTTTTACAATATTTGGTAAAAGGTGTTAGCTTAGGTGTAATAATAGTAGCAGAAGTTAACAAATCTTGCTTTCCCTTTTCATCAAAAATACATGGAAATAATGTAACGTCTAATTTTCTATCTTTCGAAAAATAAAGTTCCTTTCCTCGAATAACTAATGGTGCATTGATATGCAACATGTATTCAAACGTTTTGCATGGGTCAGCTGGTGAAGAGGAAACAAACAGTGTGTTGGGTTTGAATTCGTGCAGCAATTTGCCGACCAAAGTGAATCCTTGTGATTGTAATACTTGGTCGAACGATGTTTTGACAGGAGTCCATCCCATGGACTCGAAATGTTGTATGTTGTCGGAAGTGACTAACCTCATTTGAATGTTCATGGTTGCAATTTCTTGCATGAATAATTTGAACGCATAAGGTACATTGATAGTACTTACTCGTTTTTCATATTTAGGAATGGATTGAATTCCTTGGTCGGTAATGGTGAGTGGTCCATCGATAGAAGGACTGTAAATACTGTTGGTTTTAGATACAATGGATATAAATCCAGTTACATTATCTACCGTAATACGATATGGTTTTCTTACATGATTTTCCGAATCCAGATACGTTCCATCACCCCGTATCATCATCGACTCTGTTTCAAACATGTTCAACCCGTTGGCAATCACACCATCACGTTCCATTTCTCCGATACGCAATCCACCTTCGTTGGCGCGTCCTTGTACAGGCTGGCGTGTTAAACTGGTCATCGGTCCACGTTCTCGGAAATTGATTTTATCTTTGACAATGTGTTTCAACCGCATATAGTAGGTAGGTCCAATAAAAATATCGGATTGAATTTGTTCACCTGTCATTCCGTTGTGCAATATTTCGGTTCCTTTGCTGTTGAAATTGTATTCTCGAAGTTTATCTCCATAAAATTCTAAATCTGTTTTTTTATTGAATGCAGTACAATCACCATACGAACCATGTTCTAAATGTACTTTTCCAATCAATGATTCTATTAATTGACCAAGTGTCATACGGGATGGCAATGCATGCGGGTTAATAATTAAATCTGGACGAATTCCGTCAGCATTAAAAGGCATGTCTGATTCTGGAACAACAATACCGCACGTACCTTTTTGTCCTGCACGAGAAGCAAATTTATCACCAATATTTGGAATACGTTCATCGCAAATACGAATTTTTACCGTTCGATGTCCAACTGCATTGGTGGTAATATACGTTTTATCCACATAGCCCTGTTGGTCTCTCTTGGTATACACTTGTCTTACTTTAGAGTTGCTTGTCATATTGATAATGGGTGTTTTGTTGTTCATGATAGTTTGTGGACGAATGATACCATTTTCATCAAATTGGGGTAATTCTTCGTTGGGTGCAAAAAATAACTTTTTTTCTTCGTCTTCTGTTTGTTCATAGACGGAAAAATAACTAGTGTTGAACATCCCTCGTTCTAACGAGGCTTTATTAATTAAAATAGCATCTTCTACGTTATAACCCGTATAGCACATGATAGCAACCATAGCATTTACGCCATAGGGTATGTATTCTTGATTCAAATGTTGTAAATAATACGATTTAATAAGTGGTATTTGACCGTAATTTAAGACTAACCCTGTTTTATCCATTCGGTTTTGATAATTCGTATTGTACACGGAAACAGCTTGTCTAGATTGACCACATGAAAACGCATTACGTGGTAAAGGATTATGTTCTGGAAAAATAATTTGTAATCCCATGTAACCAATTATCAAGGATGGATGAATTTCTACATGAGTAAAATTAGTCTCTCTATAATCTGGCAAATGGTCCAACGATATGAGCGCACTGTTCGTTTCTGCACAATCAATGTATTCTACACTAGAAGGATGGGATGGTGTACCTTGCAACAATTCTTTCCAAGATAACTTGTCATCTTGTTTGGAATAAGATAATTCTTTGTCATCATTGATGTACAGTACCGGGCGGTACACGCGACCTTCATCTGTATAAATATAAATAATATTTTCACGTATGTTGAAACTAATACTGGTCCATTTATCAATAAGACCAGTTCTACGTTTTTGTTTAATGTCACGAATCAATTCATGTGGCGTAGTCGTAGAATATTTCCAGTGGCCATTCACGAAAATTTTGGTATGTAGATACAGTATTTCAGGTTTACTATCCAAAATGGCAATACATTTGATTTGGTCTTTTTCTTTGTAGGATTGTAATAAATGTATTATTTCTTGTTTGCTAGTACCTGTTGAAATTTTAGTACAAATAGAAAATTGTTTATGCGTACCTACATCACCACCATCCGAATCGACAGGACACATCATTCCCCATTGGGTTGCATGCAAATATCTCGGACCCAACACTACTGAATTTTCGTCCATTTGCATCACGCATTTTCGCAACAACGAAATGGCGGTGCTGTAAGTAAGCCTGTTCACTTCTTGCGACAATCCAATACGTTTCGTGTATATTTCAGACCCCCAATCACCTTTGAACCCACTAATGATACCTTTTTCAGTAATTCGTTTTTTAGACATAATGGGAGGAAGAGTGTTCACTACAAATTCTTTGAATACTTCTGCATCTGAATTGTACGTACCTTCATGTTCGTTGTGGGCAATATCCAAGGTTCGAATGATATCTTTGATTTGAGCTTTATAAAATTCCTTGAACAAATCCGATAATAATACGCCGGATGGTTCTACACGTTTGAATTGAAATGAATCACGGTCGGTGGCTACGTCTAATCCAATCGATAATCGCAATAATTTGTTCACCATATATCCAAGAAAATATGCCTTTTCTAACAAATCATAAGTAAAATGACGTGGTGGTTGAGACAAATCATTAATATGCGGCAAAAAATAATCCGACAATATAAAATAAACGTGATAATCTCTTAAATATTTACTGAAAGGTGCCATGTATTCAATCGCCAACTGTTGTGTATATATTTTACCTGCATCGTAAATACTGGGTCGAAGTAGTTCCATCATTCGTGGGTCATCGTCCGGTACGCACATTTTGATGATATCTTTATCTGAAATGATACCTAAGGCTCTAAACACAATGAAGAGTGGGATAGGCATATTGATGTTGGGAATATCGACAACTATTTGTTGTTGCACTACTTTAGAAATACGTTTCATTTCATCCTCTTTTAAATTTTCATTTTCTTCATCTTTGTACGATATCATACGAACTTTTGTTTCTCGCACCGGTTTCGATTCATCTTCTGATTCAGAACGAATTTCTGCGATATAACTGTACGTATCTTGTTTGGGGGTATCACTCACACGAAGAATATTGTTGGCAAATCGTTCTTGACTAATAATAGTTTTTTCACTTCCGTCAATAATAAAATAGCCACCAGGGTCGATTTTACATTCGCCCATATTAAATCGAGTTTCCGGAGTCATGCCGTGTAAAATACACATTTCGGATTGTATCATAATGGGAATATTTCCAAAAAATACATCTTTGATGATTACTGTTTTTTCTTCAAGTGTATTTTTGATTTTAAATTCAAATTCAATATCAACTATAATGGAAAATGCATACGTTATATTTTGAAGTCGCGCAATGTTAGGATATAAATAATTTTGTTCACCGTTTTCTACTAAAATAGGTTTGGCAAATCGTATGAATTCTCCTTGTTTTCCACCTACATAAATATCACAAGAGTGTACGGCCATGTCTTCACCATCTACTTTCATCAAATTTTTATTGAATGAAATGGGGTTGTTTTGTGTAATGAGTTGCAAAATGTCATGGTTGACAAAACGATTGTAAGATTCAAGATGATGGTCGACTAAAAAATTTGGATTTTCTTTAAAAAATTTACTTATAATTGTAAAACCAAAGTCCATTATATTATTTACATTATATTTTTATATAGTGTAAATGAAAGTAATTAAAATTGCGCAGGAGTGATGACAATTTCATTTTGAAGTTGTTGTCTAGATAAATAGAGTTGTTTCAAATCACTTACAGGAGCAGGAGAGGACAATTTAGAATGGGTAGGAGTACATCCAGATTGTTCACATGCTTTACGTCTATCCAACGATATGATAGATTTTGCATTGGTCTGTAAATAATTTCGATAATCCCAATTCGATTGAATATTTTCACGTTTTCGAATATTTTCATTAATAACAGCACATGGTTGCCAATTGGAATAAGTGCGGCCATCTGCCATCATTGCAGGCGAATCAAAATGAATATTGTTCATACACTACCTTTATACTTTTTTTTTCAAAAAGTTAATTAATGCTTGTTTTGTTTTTAAAGGAGGACCGCCTAAATCATTTACTTTTTGTTTCAAATCCTTTAAACTGAATTGGCTATAGTCATTGTCTACAGTTACCTTTTTAACACTTTCATCGTCGGACACTTCAATCAACTTTTCAACAACCTCTTCTTGTTTGTGGACAACAATAGGTTCTGTTTCTACAACTGGTACGTCAAGTAATGGTATTTGTTTTGTTTCTGGTTCAAGCTTAATTTCCTTGAATACAACAGGGGGAATATGGTTGGAAACAGGTAGTTCATTTATTATTATGTATTTTTCGGGTTCTTCACTTTCTGAATCACTGGATTCAGAATCAGTAGAATCACTGGATTCCGAATCACTTGAATCACTAGATTCAGAATCACTGGACTCATCTTTTGAAACATCATTCATTAGAAAAGATTCTTTTTGTTTTTCTTTGTTGTATAGTTCAGTAGCAAGGGTTTGGGCTAAATCAGTTAGTGTGTTTAATCGTGTTTCAATGACATAAAGTTTGTGTTTTAAATAAAAATAAAGGATAGCAGTTAATCCACATGACATTGCTAAACATATCAATATCTTCATAAATTAATAATATATATATATGTAAATATTTATCCGCATAATTTTGCATTTTGAATAATATCACTAGGATAGCCCATATCCATAAGTACATGAATACCGCCATGAATAGTAGATACTCCTTTGGCTAATTTATAATTATAGATTAATTTATTGGATTGTTTTGTAGTTTTCATATGTTTCATAACAATCGATGTATTGTCTTTTAAATTTCTACATACATCAATAAAATGAGTAGTAAGTAAAAATGTACAATTGGAATGTGAAGATAAATACTGTAAAAAAGCAAATGCACTTGCTGACGCTTCTTGAGGATTTGTACCTGAAAATAATTCATCAAAAATACAAAATACACGTTGTGTGTTATCTTTTACTGTTTCTAGTACTTCTTTACAACGTCTTGCTTCCGCTTGAAATAAACTATCTCTTCCTGAAGTATCTGGAATATTAATATAACTACAAAAGGAATCATATGGATGTATTGTTGCCTTTTTATAAAATCCACACCCAATTTGTTGCGATAATAATATATTAATCAGTGTCATTTTGATGAACGTTGTTTTACCTGATGCATTTGGGCCTGTAATCATGATATTCTTGTTCAAGGTGTAACTATTTTTAACAGGTTTATCGGTAGGATAATAAGCACGTGAAAACGATGTTTTGCTATTAAATGTACATGCATTCATTTTATTTTGTTTTGATAAATGCTCCATGTTTTCTACATATCCACATAATTGTATCGAGTAATCGATAGAAGCTTTTAATTCAGAATTGGAGTGTAGTTCGTAAAATTGGGCTCGTAACATTCCTAAATGAGTAAATTCTTTCCATGAAAAAGATAATGGTTTTACATGGGATAATTTATCATAATAAGTAGATAAAATAGTTTTGTGTTGTTGTAATGTATCTGTAAACCCTTTATAGGTGGACAAATCAGAACTAATCGATTGAATATAGTCGATGGATGTTAAGGTCTGCTTCAAATGTTGTTGTACGGATTCCATGAATACATGAATCGTTT